GATCCACCGCGGGCTTGCACTTGTTGATGGTGATGTAAGGACGCCCAGCCTGTTTCCTGCTGGTGATTTCGCTGTCCCGCCATTGCAGATCCCCGCCAACATAGAAGCCAAGTCGAATGCGTTCTTCTTCACGAATAGCGACGTTGGCTTTCTTCCATGCCGCCCAGCAGCGACGTGCAAAAACGGGGATCTGGTCTTTCGGGATAGTCGGCATTTAGTTCAAGGGTCGCATATTCTTTGGAACCTTGCCGTCAACGCGGAATGAACCATTCACAGCCAGCGACGTTTCGCCCCCCGGCATCACAATCGACATACCAGCCTCAATATCGTGCTCGTAAATCCTACCGGAATTTGGCCCATCAATGTCAGCAAGATCACGAACGTAAGCCATTGCGTGCCCGTGACTGAGGAACAGCCTCGATTCGCGCTTATTCGGGTTGAAGCCCTCGACGCTCATCTTTTCAGCGCATTCGGCCGCGTACATGCCATCAGGCATCGTCCAAAGGGTTGCGCACTGCCGAGAAGGAATCGTCAGCAGCAAGTGTGTCGTGCCTAACGGGATGCGGTCCTTAATACGCTCAAATACCGGCGCAAGGTCAACTATCTGCTCACTCATGCGCGCTCACTTCCAAGCTCGTTCTGTTTCTGCACTCTGTTTAGCTCCTCCATCTCGGATTCCTTGCCTCACTTCCTGATGCGTCAGGATAACTCCCCGCGCGGCTAATCGCTGCTGTGCCTCGACAGCTTGGCAGTTCAGGCATCGGCGCTTGTTGTCCGATATCTGCCGCCCGCAATTGTCCGCGCAGGGCTTACTCATGTTACCGGGTTACCGCCGCCGCCAAACCGTAGGTGCCAGCAGCGATAGTGCCGCCCATTGCGATAACGTTGCCGCTATCGGTTGCGTTCCAGTCGGTCGCTCCAAGAACACCTGTGTTGTGGCCGATCAGCAAAACCGTACCGCCGTTGCTGACAACCACCATCGCCTGTGTGAGGTTAGTCGAACTGGAGTTAATCGGGTTGACAAACTGGCAATCCTCGAACACCAATTCACGGTCCAGCGAGGAAGCTGGAGCACGGAGAAAGCAGTTGTTTGTGGCGTGATTGGTGTAGGTCATGATCCGGCAGTTGCGGAACCAGTTCCGGGTTGCAGCCGCCGAACACACGATCTGCGAGTTAACTGCGGCCCCGAGGGTCACGGTGTCAACGCCGATGGTGCAATCATTGAACAGGTTTTCCGCAGCCGCAGCCAGCGAGAGCGAATAGGCCCCCGCGATGTCGTTTGCCGTGTTGCCGAAGCCCGCGATATGGCAGTTCGTGAAAGTGTTGCGCTGGCCAGAAACGACCATGCAGCCGAGCGGAAGAGCCGATGCAACGCCCATGAAGAACTCAATGTTGCGGAACGCGCAACCGCTGGCGCTCACGTTAATGAGTGCCGCAGCTGTCGCATAGGTCGAAGCGAACGCAACGCGAGAACGCTGGCTGAAGATCGAGCCATCATTGATTCCGATCAGGTGAACCAGGTCTTTGTTCCAGAGAAGGCTGGTGGTCTGGTAGTCGGTGGTGTCAGCCGCCGCGTTGCCGGAAGCGCACAACATGATGGTGTCGTTCTGCCCCGCTACGCATTTCGAGAACGCCGCAGCGATGGTCTTGTACGGGTTGTCCCGCGTTCCCTGCCCGCCTACATCGTTCCCGGTTCGCGGGTTGACGAAGAAGACGTTACCCTGGGTGGGCAGAATGCTTGCCGCCAAGGTCTGGATCGTGCTAAGGGTGGAAAGTTGAAGCGATCCGCCGTTCGATTGTACTGAAAGTCCCATGTCGTTTTACTGCTTTCTCCGGGTAGGTGTTGGTCCCGGTGCCGTTTTGCCCGGTTTGGGCTGAATGTCTTCTGGCGCAACAATCTTTCCGATGCCGTCGCACGCCTGGCACCAGTCGCCGCTATTGCCGCAGGTCGGGCAGGTCACGATCACTTAGCAACGCTCCATCAGGTCGCCGATGTTGAGCTTTCCGCCGCCCTTGCCCTTAGCCTTCGCCGCCGCCTGCATCTGGGCCGCTGTCATTTTTAGCTTCTTTGGGGTCGCGTGTGCCATTTGGGTTGAGGATATCACAGTTTAACCAAAAGGGCTGTACGCACGTTGATAGGGTCGAAGCGGCGCCGGTGGCTTCGGTGGTGCCATTGGCCCGGTCTTATAGCCCATCGCGAAGCTTCGCAGCGCGTCCGCCCCGTGGGAGTTGTCGTCGTGAATCGGTTCCCGTGTCAAGCTTCGGTCGCCCGTTTGCGGGTTTACCGTGGCCGTTTCGCCGTATCGGTAGTACCTGAGTCGGTTCAGGCCGTCTGCGCACTTGTCCGCGTCAAACCAGCACGTCCCGAGCATTTCGCGTACCTTGTCGATGCCGGAATCCCGAGAAGCACGCGGCAGGATCTGGACTTTCCGGCCCCGCTGGTGCATCGTGGTTTCGAGCGCTCCGGTAAGTACTTTGCTGGCCGCATCCCACGGAAAGTAATCCTCACCGTAGCGGTAACCCTTTGCTTCACATAGGCTTAGGTAATGGTCCAGCGGTTCGTGTCGCGCCTCGTAGTAGTCAATAACGCGATGCTGTCCGGCAATCGACTGGATGAACCAGACGGCCATGATATCGCTGTCTCCGAGATCCCAACCGCATCGGACCACAACGCCGGGAGTGTGCGGAACCTGGCCGATACGTCCCTGAGATTCTGCTAGGCGAAGCTGAACCGCGTAGACAGAGCCGGTGATGTTGCGTTTCGGCTGCCCCAGATAGACGTGGGCGAATTCGTCGGGATCTTCCCGCTCCATCTGCGCCCGTTCCGTGTCGAGCACCTTCGAGCGCCATGGGTTGTCTTCGTAGTTGATGACAATTTCGATGAAACCCGCATCAGGTGGACGCAACACGGTTTTTTGCCACGTCGGATCTGTTTCCAGCGACGGGTTCCACGTTAGCCAGATCTCTGACCCTTCACGCCGGACGGTGGGCGGAACCTTGCGCCAGCTGTCAGAACTCATGGTTTGCGCTTCCTCAACCCAAACGATGGTCGCGCCTTCCAGTGATTTCAGGGCGTCGGGGTTCTTGAGTCCCCGGAAGACGATCTCGGTGCCCGTGCCACGGTGCCTCAGTAGCGCCTTCTCGATGTGCCAGTGCTGCGTCATGCCGAGCGCTTCGATCTGGTCGCACAGCAGGCGGTAGACGGAGTCTTTGATGCTCTCCATCGTTTCCCGGCAACAAACAATGAATTCCTTCCCGCTTGCGCCTTTTTCGAGCAGCGCCCGAGCTACGCCCCAGCTCTTCCCGCCGTCGCGACCGCCCCGGATAGACTTCCAGCGTGCGGGCGTGAATAGTGGCCGGAGCTTCGCCGGGAATTGGACAGTCATTCTGAGCGCATTCCGCACGCATTACACTTTGCAGTACCGTCCAGAAGTGCCTGAATCTTCGACGCAGGATGTTTGCACGGTTCATCGCTCCGTTTCCGTCCCATAGTCTCATTTTCGACCAGCCGAACGTCTTTGTTGAGGTACGTCCGGCATCCCCCTCTAGCGACGAGGAACGTTACCCACTGCAGATCTTGATCCATGCCGTAATCAATCACCAGATGCGCCTGAGCGTAGCCGCCCGGTGTCCAGAGCGGGATCGGCGGGTTCAGTTGGGTTATCACTTGCTATTCTCGTTTGTATCCATGTCAGGCCTCTCCAGTGGCCGCGTGGCGGCGGGGTGCCGTTTGGGTGCGGTGCCTCGCCAAACTCTATTCTACGCGCTTCGGTTCGATGAATTCCAGCCGGTGCGTCACCTGGACCGCGCCACCGTCCGGCCCGCTAAGTGTGGTTGCCTGCGCTGGCTTCGCGATACAGTATGTTCCCAGATCCCGCGCAGCCCCCAGAACCGCTTGAGCGTTCCGCAAGGGCTTGCGCATAATCCGCGCCGTCACCAGCAACGCTTCGCGCTCCAGATGGAGCTTCAGGGCCGCCGTGTCCATCGATTCCAAGTCACTGATATCCGCCGGCGTGTCCGCGTCGTCAGCCTTCGCAGGATGCGGATTCTCTCGATTGTTGCGCCGGAACGCGGGTGAACTGCCGACTCTGCCCATGCCCACATTGTACGCCAATTGCGAAAAGTTGACACGGCAGGCCAAAATAGCTACGCTTAGAGCGTCTCGCGCCCCTCAGTACTAGTTACCTCTACTACTGAGTAGTCTTGGCCCTCCCGCGTCGCGGATCACCAGCGGCTGGTTGTTGGGGCTTTTCCCCTATCCACCGAGGCGCACGGTTCGCCCTACTTCCCGCACGAGCAAAACGGCGGGAGCGCGAAAATGGACGCAAAACCATTGCACACCCTTGCAAAGTCTCCGCAAAACCTTGCACCGTTGCCAATTCTTCTTCGCTGCCGTAGCTTCCCGGAAATGTGGTGCGGCTTGCGGCCATGAGTTGATGCGCGTTCCTGAATTGTTGCTTACCGCAAAAAAAAATGGTGAATGTTAACTTTTCCCTTGCATTAACTAAGCAGTTGAGTTATACTTAGGTTATGGAAAACAACACAGCAATGACAGCTAACCAATCATCACCGAAGTGCCGATGCGGTAATCACAAAGCCATCGGCTCGGAGCATTGCGGCGCAGTGTGCGCTGATTTCTGGGCAGCGCAAGAACGTCAGGCGGCATCGACCCAGCGGATTATTGCTGAATACTGGGCCAAAAAACTTGCGCAGGCGGTAGCGTAATGGCCACGCCCACGCAGTACGCCAAGACCATCAAGGCCGGGAAGGAACTCTGGTATCGCGTCTCGATGCAGCAATGCCGGTACTTCCGCGTGAGCGCCGACGCTGCCAAGCTGGCGATTGCAACGGGCGCCGGCGTCGAGGTTGAGTACATGCCCTTCGGGCGCACGGATCTGATTCTGGCCGCGATGGAATCTCGCCGCCAGTTTGCGGAGATGGCTGTCTCTGGGATGGTGCAATAATGGCGATCCCCGCCTCTGACCTCTCCGTGCTGCTTCCCTGCGGTCACTACCTGCCGCAGGCCGAGCTTCTGCGCCTTGCTGCCCAGATCGCAGGCAAGCGCAGCGCCGGTATCAGCCGGGGGCCACGGCCAGGCACCGGACGGCCGGCAAAGCTTTCACCCTGCCCAAAGTGCGGGGAGTCGCTCGGCGTGGTTGCCATGCGTTCCCACCGCTGCAAAATAGTTTGATTTATTTTGCGCTTTGCTATTGCGCTTAGCTTTGCGCTTTGCTATTCTTGAGTTGTGGCAGATAGCCACTGAGGAGAACGAAGATGACGAATACCACCACCCAGGGTTTCCACATCGCGTTTGCAAACGCGATTAGCCTCTCGATGCTGCCGATGGGAGCCGCCAGCGCGAAGATGGACATCACGCCGATGTCCGAAAGGCATGTCAGCGAGGTGCTGGCAGAGATTGAAGAAAACGCCAGAGGCGCGGCGTTCGTCCGCAGCTTTATCGGCCACGCCGACACTGCGGCACTCGTGACGTCGGAACTCCGGCGTATTTGCCAGCCCGTTACGTGGGCCAGTGGGTTTACGATTCCGGCAGCGGTAGTGCCGGACCTCCCGGCCAGCCGGGATTCGTTCCGGTTTTCGCCGGACGGCGAAGACTGCCTGATTGTGGCCCAGTACCAAGGCCCGCGATTAGCTGAGGGGGCGACTACGCTGCCCGACGGTGCAAGCTTGGCTTTTTTCCGGGTCAAATGCCGCCCGCAATTCGCGCAGTCGCGCATGGCTGGCGATGTCGGCGAAGGGCGCAGATAACTCAACGCGCCTGACCGAGTGTTTCGCGCAGTCGCGCATGGCTGGCGATGTCGGCGAAAGGCAGCAAAAGATTTGAGCGCGTAGCCCGCGCTGTGGAGAAAAAAATGACGAACACGGAAATAAAACAGATACAGGGCAGCACCATGGCGCAGTTAGTCGACCGGCTTGCGGCCATTGACGCCACTGCTGACCATAACGGGGGTCTGAAGCTGGACAACCTCCGCGAGCACCACAACATCACAGACGAAATCCGGCGGCGTAAACTTCGCACGCGAATGGAGGCTATGTCCGCAATTAGCGCCACCATTGGCGACGATATCCGCAACGATTTCCCGCGCTGGAAATCAGCCGATCTGGCGTATGGCTCACGTTGGAATGAGTACCAGCAATGAGTACGCGCCATTTGCCGCCAGAGCGCCGCTCTGAGATTGCACGCAACGCGTCCCTCGCCCGCAAGGGCGGGGGCAATCGCGGACCTGCTCCCTGCCACTCACCGGACGAGCCGACGTGCAAGCGTTGCCGAAACAGGGCAAGCGAAAAGCGGTCGAGAGCCGCGAAGAAAGCAAACGAGGTGGCAGCATGAGAGACGCAATCATAGCCGTCTTGGCCGTTCTGGTGGGCTTGGCTGTGGCGGCGATACCGCTGCTCCCGATGCTGTTCTGCGGTGCGGAATGACGCCGCCTGAAGCCCGCCGTGCTTGGTATCGTGGCATCGTGCGAGAGTTTGGCAAACGTGGAGCCGTGGCGCACTGGCATGAGAATCGTCACGACTTGCTGACGGGCACCGCTGAGTTAGCTTTGCTCTATCGGCAGTACCTGGCGGCGATTGACGCAGCACGACGGGAATTTGCTGGCGTCTAGCCAGTCACTCGGCACGCTCCCACGGCCCGACCGTCCGCGAGTCCACGTACACGTTGCCTGAGTCGTTGGTCCGCAGCCAGTCCGCAGCCGCGTTCGCCTCAGCCTCCGACGCGAAACATTGACTGTAATCTTCGGCCAGAACTCGCCACTCCCGCGCCTCGGGCTTTGCCAGTTCGGCGTCAAGGATGGCGAAAGCATCGCCGCCCTGCAAAGTCGTTCCCGGGGTAAGCCTGACCGCCAAAGCAACAAACGCCCGCACCTGCTCCAATTCCGTTTTCGTCATTTCCCCGCCTTCCCAATCGCGTCCATGATCGCGGCTGCGAGGGTCGCGCCGGTGCCTGTAACGTCTCTTAAGTCAAAGGGAGGCCTCTCGTAGTTTCGCAACGTAACCTCCAAATTGTCGTGATACGCGCCGACCCACTTAACCCGCCCGCAACCAGGCTTTGCCTCAATCCACGCTGCCAGCGCCCGGAGCGCCTCCGCGTCGGCCTTTACTTCGCTAGGCTCTGCCAGCATCCGCGCCATCTGGCTGTTTTCCTGCCGCGCCTCGGCCAGTTCCAGCTCCAGCCGTGCGATGGCCAGTTCCAGCTCCAGCCGTGCGATGGTGTCCGCTTGCTCGTCTATTGTGCTGTTCAGTTTGTCCCGCACGTCGTCTATGTTCGTCATTTCCCTAGCCTTTCCATCACTCTCCGCGCCCAGTCAATCTCAAACGGCGGGCGACCTTGCGGCGTTCCGCATGTTGTCGCGGTCGTAGTCGGGCTTCGCGTTCTTGATTTTCGCGTCACTCATTGCACTGTTTCCGGGCCAAGAAACTTATCGAACTTCTCCAGCATAGTTTCCACTAACTTATTAACATCAGCAACCGTCTTACTTTTCCCCCAACTGCAATAGTTTGCTTGAGGGTTAAGTATCGTGGCCATCGCTTTTAGCATGTCGCTTATATCTTGCGGCGTGGCCCATGTCTTCTGCTGCACCTGAAAGATTGTGTCCAGCATTTTTGCGCTTGTATGTATATCGCTGAACTCAACCGGATACCCTGAAACGGTATGTTGTAATGTCAGCGACTCAGTGTAAAACTTCCATCTTCCAATTTTCCCGACTATCATTCTGCCCTCTCCTCAAATCGCTGATACTCTTTCAAAAACACCATGTCCCGCGCCCCGGTCGGCCCGTTGCGTTGCTTCGCCAGAATCCACCGCGCCACCCCTCTCAGGTGATCGCTTGATCGGTTGCGAACGTACATCTCAGGACGATGAGTAAACAGAATCGCGTCCGCGTCCTGCTCAAGCGCCGACGTTTCAGCCAGATCCGATAACGCAGGTTCGCGGTTTTCGTCCTCGCACTTTCGGCCAAGCTGACAGAGCACGACGAACGGCACCTGGAATTCCTTCGCCATCCGCTTCATGTCGTGAGAAGCCTGAACCCATGCGCTTCGGTCGTCCTGCCCGACGTGCGATTTGCCGAGCAGGTGGAAGTGATCCACCACCACGGCCCCAAGCGGCGGATGTTCCCCGGTTTTCAGCTTGGCAATGAGGCGCTTAATCGCCATCCGCATACGCAGCGGGTTGTATTGCCGGTAGTCAATCCAAAGCGGGATGTCCGCGATCTTCGCTACGGCTGCACGCGCCCGGTGGCGTTCGTCCTCTGCAAGATGCCCGGTTCGCATTCGGTGCCCGTCAACGCGCCCCGTGCTCGAAATCATCCGGCGTACCAAGGACTCAGAACCCATCTCCAGAGAAAAGTACGGCACCGAAACGCCAAGATCCTTTGCGAAATGCAACGCGATGTCCAGCCCAACCACCGTCTTTCCGTGCGACGGCCTGCCAGCGACGATGAACATGTCCCCTGATTGCAACCCGCAAATCTGTTCCTGAAGCCACGGCCACGGCAACGGCAACCCAGATCCGCCACGAGTCGGACAAAGAAAGTTTTGGAGTCCCCCAGGATACTCAGCGATGACTTCGCCTGGGTTGCGCCAGTTCGCCTCATGGTCAGCCGATTCCGATAACCCGGAAATGCCACGATCTAAACGCGCCATAACGGCGTCAGACGAATCGCCAGCAGCCGCTTGAAGGATTCCAGCGTTACAGAGGCCGATAATGCGCCTGAGTGCGCTTTTCTCGCGAATGTCGGCCACCCAGGATTCAACCGAACCCGGCATCACGGACGGCATCCCCTCTTCGAGATCCAAAATCAGGCTCATTCCGCCCCACTTGACAAGTTCGCCACGGTCGGACAAATACCCCGCTACTGTTGCGTGATCCACGTCCCGCCCGAGTGCCGCCACTTCGAGCATGGCGACGTACACCGCCCGGTTCTTTGTCAGCCCGAAATCATCGGGCACCAGAACAGCCGCAACGGCCTCGAAAACATCCATCCGCGATACCAGACACGCCCCGAGGACGAACCGCTCCATGTCCGGCGAGATCGGCAACCCCTTCCGCTCAATTACGTCCGCGCCCGTCATCGCTTCCACTCCCCGTTTTTGCTCTGGTACTCGGTGTATCCGTCCGGTGATGTCCGCGTGTTCGGGTACATGGATTCCTGCGTCATTGCCTGCGGGTTTTCTTTGGCGTACTTGTCAACCCAAACCTCCCACGTCCGCTGCCAGCCCGGTCGTTGCTCTTCCTTGCGCAATGCCCACCGCCGCAGTTTCTCAAACTCCTGATGAATCAGGAACCAATCCCAGCGGTAGACTTCGACCGCATAAGCCACCATATCGGGAGATGCTTCCTCCAGCGTGAATGGAACGCTTGCGACCTTTGCCCGTTTTTTGGGCGAAGGGGATTTAGGGGTTTTATCTTTACCTTCTGGTAAAGCAGGGCTTAGGGCTTGGGCTTGTTTCTCTTTGCTTTCGTTTTGCTTACCCATTTGGTTTTCATTAGCTAAGCTATTGCTAACCAATTGGTTATCGTTTGCTTTTGGTCTGCCACCTTTCAAGCCAGCGATGCGGCGCTCTTCCCTGATCCGCTTCTGGTTCTCGAACTCTTTCAAAAGACGCAAGTTATATAGACGGCCACCGCGAGACTCAAAGCACTTGAGGAGCTTATCTCCGCTGGTCATCTCTCCGATCCGGCGGGACTTGTCCGCAGTCTGCTTCCACCACTGCGCCCCGAGCATCGACATGATAGAAAGTTGCGCCGCATCGTGAGGAATCCCGCAATCCTCTTCTTTTGCACATCGCAACAGTAGCCGCAAATACCCGCGCTCTTCCGCCGCGTCCATCATTTCAACATGCGCCGAAGAGATCCAATCGTCAACATAAAACAGAAAAGCGTTCATGCTGCTTCCTGCCGTACATTCCGCATGATGGCTGAAACGTAGCGGATTGCTTGCCGAAGGTCAGGCCCAAACTTCCAAGGAGTTCTCCGATAGGCGGGAATAAACTTATCTATCCCTGCAATTATTTCGTCAGCGGAGTACCTGGTTAGCCACTCCAAAACTACTATCTGCGATGGAACGTCATGGTCATCCATGCAGAGGCACTTATCCCAATGCTCCTGTATCGCCGCAACAAGCTTGACCTTAAATGAATCAAGTTTCCGCTTAGCCGCAAGAAACCGCCGCGCTTCCATCAACTCCTGCTGGCATTTAAGGTACTCCAGATCTGCATCCGGTCGCGGGCCTGTACGTTGCAGGCTTTTCGCTGCCTTGCCACGGTTGCAGTCCCAGCAGGCCGTTATGAGGTTGATCTCTTCGTTAGACCCACCGAGAGCGCGAGGCTCAATGTGGTCCACCTCTAACGTTACGTCTGGCGGTTTACGGTTGCAGTACTGGCATGTAAATCCGTCGCGTTTGAATATCTCAAACCGAACTCTTTTAGATACTGGTGCTGACGTTGTTGGCATGTCATCTCCCTCCCAGGAGAATGAGGACGGCCCGCCGTGGGAGCGACAGGCCCGGTTCCTCTACCGTTGCAGGGTATCCCCCGCACTTCCATGATACTACTTTCCGCACTCCCGCAGAGCCTGTTCAGCGGTGCGCCTAATTGGGTCCACGATGTAAGCGCGGCCCTCGGTGAAACACTTGCACTGCGCCAGGATCATTTGGAGCGCCAGCCGCATGATGGCTTCGTGCCGCTGCGTGGGGTCAAACGCTCCCGCCCGCGCCAGAACTTCTGCCGGGTCCATTGTGTAGCCGGACGCATCAGGCACCGATTCACCGCCGTATTTCTCTGTTGTCATTCAGCCCCCCTCTCCCAAACTTCCATCAACGCCGCAGCTTTCGCGGCCTCCTCGTCCATGCCCGCCTCCCAAAACCGGATGCGCCATCTCTCCTCATACAGGAACCGCAACGGCTCCGGCCAGTGCTCCAGCGGCGGTGGCCCGAACAGGTCAGCCATGCTGGCACTCAATCGGGGTGCGGGTGGCGGCGCTTCCGACGCCTGAGGGACCGTTGCTGACACTTGCCGGTCCCGCTCCCCCGAAACTCAAAATGTCGAATCCCTCTGCGGGGATCAACTGGTACTCAAACAGCCCATTGCTTATGTACCGCCGATTCACGGTGTGCGCCCCGAAGCGGTCTTTCCGCAAGTGCCTGAATTGCGCTGTGATCGAGTTGGAGGAGTCGCCGGGGAGCATCCGCTCAAGTTCCTGGATGGTGTACCAACGCTGGTCTGCCATCGCTGCAAACACCCGGCGGCACTGCCCGGTCAGCCGCGTCTGGTCCCGGTCGGCGTCGTAGGCTGGTCCGTCGAACCGCAGTTCCATTTGTCCCGTCATCGCGCATCCTTCGCGCCGGATTCGGTCGGCTTCAACGCAGGTCATGCGGCACGCCCAAACAATTCGCGCTGCTCAATCTCGGCCCCGTACTGGCTCAGGATCTCGGCCAGACGCCCGCGGAACTGCGTCTCGCGCTCACCGGCGTAGTCGCGGACAAACGCCTCTATTAGGTCCAGCGTGTCGGCGCTCATAACTTAGACTTCTTCCGCCTGCCCCGCGCCGCTTCCCGTTTCTCCGGCGACAGCGTTTTCATATACGCCCGCTGGTAGGCGTTGCGGATCTCCTTCCGGCATTCCACGGAGCAAGCGTGGTGACTCGGCCCTGTTTTGGTAAATGACTGCTTGCAATTAAGGCAGTTCGCTGGTCCGTACTCGCGTTCGCTGCATGTCATTTCCGCGATGGGGTCAGGGTTCACCGGCGCAACCTTGCCGCGCTCCTGGGTGATGCGCCCAATGGCCCGCAGTCGCTCCACAGATGGCCTGTGGATGTCTGGCGGGGCTTCCCTGTCAGCGACATGAATCACGCGGACTGGCCCCGTTTCGTAGCGGTCCCAATTGCGCCATGTCGGGTTTAGTTCCGCGTGTTTTGCATCGACCCGCGCCCGCATGTCTGGCAGCATTCTCTGTTGTGCGTTCACTTCGCCCTCTTTGCCTTCGCCTTTGCTTCTGATGCAGCCTTGCCACGCGCCGCACACTCGGGCAACTTTGCCGCCCAGCTATTCTTCCGAAACTCTACCCCACACCCGCAGGCGCAAGGCGCCACTTTGGGCCATGAGCCGCCAAAAGTAAACGCTGGCTTTCGTTCGCCAGCCGGGTAAAACCGCGTCTCGTCGCGCATCATCGCACCCACCCTCGGCAAACCCACCATTTAGTACCAATCACTTCCACGGTTTTCATCTTCACTTTCCAACACTTTACTCGCCTGTTATTGCCGAGATCGGGAAGAAACTTCCCGATTGCTACCTACCCAGCAAGAAGAATGTTCTTCTCGCCAGACCCAGAGCCGTTTTGCCCGTACTTCATTTGAAGTTCCACCATCTTAAGCAATTTACCTCCAGCGT